AGAAAATAGTAAGAACTGAATCAAACGGGCATCCAGGAAAGGGGCATAACTCTGTTTTATCCATATTTTATAAAGATAACCGATATGAAAATCTGGTTATGTTAGATGGGGATGATTTTTTCTTCCCATATGCATTGGAACGTATCAATAATGTTAAAAATGCAAAACAATGCGATGTTATAACTCTCGCTGGAAATACAAAAATAACCCGTACATCCACATCTTTTGACCGAGTTAATAATGAGAATGAACCAACACTACATAATTATAGTATAACGTGTAAATATGCTGTGCAAGAATCAAAAAATATAATGGATATACATGAGGATTACAATCAAATGTTAATCGTTCCATTTCGATTATTATGTATAAATCGAAAAATATTAGATAAATATGAAAAATTATACGACGAACGAATGTATGTATTCGACGATTTTATGTTTACGGTAATAATGTATAAAGAGCGTAATAACGACGAATTAAATATTATGCATTTATCGGACTCATACATATATTTATATAATGCTGCTAATGAAAATAGTGTATCATTGCAATATTATGATTCGGTTCAAAAACGAAATGAAGAACTGGACGATAAGCACAAACGTGAATTAATAAAACAACATGTTGATAAATATGACATCACTCAACTAAGGATATCTCCATACGCAACAATTGTTAAAGATACAATTAATGTGCGAGAAATGCACGATTATCACAAAAAAATGATATTTAAATTAAATTTTTTAGTTGCCCCACAACTACCACGCAAAAAAATATTATTTATAGATTATAGTGAATGGGGATATAATACAATTAATGAGCGTCCGTTAGGTGGAACTGAATCGGCCATATATAACCTATCAAAAATATTAGCTAACAAATACTCAGTTTATGTTATGACAAAGATCCAGACTCAAAATGTTGTCCATCCAAATTTACATTATCTTCCAGCCAATGAAGAATTAGTACAGAGTATTTGCCCAGATATCATTGTATTTCAGGGAATATGTCCTATTACTAGAACCTTTTTTACTGATATAAATCCAAATATTCAGCTATGGAATTGGATACACCATGACATTTCGGTTGAATTTATTAAATGGGGAATTAATTATCCATTTGACAAATATATTTTTGTAAGCAATTGGCAAAAAAATCGATTTATTCAACAATATAAATTACAACATAATACGTGTGTTACCATTCCAAATGGCATTTCCCCATTTATTAAATTAGACCAATTGCAAGATTTGCAAAAAGAAAAAACATTGGTTTATTTTAGCACACCATACAGAGGGTTGGTTGTTGCTTATCACTTATTTCAATCAATAAAAAAACATATTCCGGATATTAAATTCAAAGTATTCTCATGTTTTAGCCGTGAAATTATAAAAACGAAAACCGAGTATCTGCCTATAAAAAACACAGGTGATGTATGTGATAGCGATGATGACCGTTACTATGCGTCAGTATATGAGTTATTAATTCAAGATCCAAATATTGAATTCTATGGTTCAGTTCCTCAAAAAGTACTATTTGATCATGTAAAAACCGCAATGGTATTCTTTTACCCAAATACATACGCAGAAACATGTTGCACATCGGTATTAGAAGCAATGGCACATAGATGTAATGTAATTTCATCTGAATTGGGTGCTATACCAGAAACTTCTAATGGATTTGCGAATTTATACAATCCCAATATTGATGTTCTTCATGATAAATATGCAACTGCTTACTGCATTAAAAATCCGGTCCAAATAACCCAACTACCCGATAGTTATCAGCGTCAATTTGTAGAAAAAACACTAGACTTAGTAACGAATTACTACAGTGATTATAACCAAGAATTATTATCTAACCAACAGACCTATATTTCCACTTGCACATGGGAAAAGCGTGCAGAAATATTCACACGTTTTATTCCAGAATATTAGTATATTGCATTGCAAACAGAATTGCAAATACACCTTTGAACAATTAAAACCGCCTCAATTGCCCTTCGGGCAATCCGGTAGTGCCGCTCTGCGGCACGACACAAAGTGCGGTTCAAGTTCAAAAGAAACGTTGCCGATAAATCAATTAAGACGCACACAAAGTGTACGAACTTAAATGTTCATCGGTGTAAATATAATTATGTATAACAATTGATGTATTCAAAATTGAATATATCAATATTTGACTCGACGACGTATTTTACGACATTTGCAAAAATACGTTGGGATTCATAGTGATTATATTATGAGGCAACTCATGTTTTACACACCACTGCATACATTTTTGAACGTTCATTTTAATTAAAGTGTCGATTTTGTCTTGGTTATGCTTGTTGTCAATTAACAATATTGTATAATGGATATTTTCTATTTGCTGCTGGCCCAATATGGCGTTATATTCTTCCAATTTCGATACAAAACATAGCGGCAATGGAATGTTCAAAAACCGATGCACATACATATTGTTTACCAGACCTGGTGGCGCTATCATTTTCTCAAACGCTTTTTGTATAAATGGGAAAAAACGTTCACATGTTGGTAATAAAAAATTCTTGCATACTATATACTTTTCCGAGTTTGCATACCGACTGGTGTTTGGTTTTGTTATATATACTTTATCATAAAATGAGGTTAATATACACAATATATCCATGGTATGCTGCATGAAACAATCGAATACCTTCAATACAAAAGTTCCTCCCTTTTTTTGCATGGTTACTGCATAGCAAACTTGCGCGAATAACAGTTGCGCAATGGATACTTCCTGACTATTGAAATCAAACGAAAAGTCAAATCCACCATCTGCTGTAATAAAATCGATAGATGATTTATACGCATCCTTACAACCAAGTAGATTTTTTACAGATAAAATATTACCGGTGCCGTCTTGTCCTCGTTCAATATAAACATTTGGATTTTGCTTTAAAAATGTGTTCGTTTTTTTCCATCCTGGAATATTTGGGTCGTTTTGCTCATCCATTAGTGTCATGCCAATGTAAATGTCATTCTTATTTTTACGTAATGCGGAAATTGCTTCAATAAATCCACCAGGCCCTTCTGCCAAATGAAATGTGTTGATCGGCTGGGAACTTGTTGCCAATTGAAATGTTTGTAAAATTTCTATCATTTTAAAAAACGAGCGAGACAACGGCTTCGCCTTTGCAACACTCAACTTTTTATAAGGAACTGTTGAATGAACATATTCGTATGGATTCGTGTATTTTTTAAATATATCCCAATCTTTCTCCCTATGATCGATTTTCTGTTTAATTTCTGATAAATACGTGGATAACGAATTTGAAATCGCCGCACTAGGTGGTGTATCACATTCGATATAATCAATATATTTATGTATTAAAAAAGGGTTCTTTGGTAATAAATAATAGGACATGTTTTGATAATATAATTATTGTAAAATATTTATATTGTTTGTAGTTATGCATGAATATGGTATATTTCAATTATATGTACAGATGCAGATATACATACTACAATAACCTTATTTCTTACCGATTATTTTTAGTTTTGGTTTTTTATCGGGTTGTGGCGGATTCGCATCGCTAGCCGATTCTTCTTGTACCGGTGTAAAGTTAGTTAATAATATCTTTTTCTGTGTTTTTTTAATAACCATCTTTTGCTCTGGGGCCTGTTGTTCTGGGGGCCGTTTCTCAGTGGCAACAACGGACTGTTGCTGTGTGGCCGGTTGCTCTGTGGCCTGCTCTTCCATTTTTTCTACATTTTCTTCCCCGTTCTTGTCGACGATTTCTTTTTGTTTTGTAATCACCTCACCCATCTTTTTGGCATCCACATTGCGTATTTTCTTAAATACAAAATACCGGTTCATAAAGGATATTTGTTTTTCCTCTGGCGACATATACATCGCATCTTTGTAGTCCGCTTTCGTATTGGGTCGCATTTTGGTTTCTTTGCTCATTTGTGCAAACAACTCGCCAAATAATCCACTACTGTCTGGAAGATTCATATTTATAGCCTCGTCTTTCGATATTAACACAAATCCATAATCTTCCATCAATTGAATGAAATACTTAAAATTCACCAAATATTCGCGAAATACTTTATTGATACTTTCTTGAAACACATCAATCGCATATCCCAAACTTAAATCATCTTCAGGAAATCCGGTCTGGTCATACATGCGGGTCAATTCGAATATCTTACGCTCTCCCTTGAATATACTAAGGCTTTCTTCTTTTCGTTTATTTCGAAGTAAATCAAATACGGTTTGCCCGTCGTAACATGTACCGATGAAATAGCCTTGCAATCGCGTACATTCGGTTAAGTTACGCAAGAAATTATGAAGTGTGGTGCTATTTTCAAAGAAGTAATGCATTGCAAATTGACACGAACTGATATGAAATCCGGGTTCAGCTACACCATAATTGCGATAGACTCCTTTTCCTAACGTGGTTGCGTCTTTTGCGCCGGCACCGAACACCGCATTTGTAATCTGTTTGTCTTTCTCTGTATACAATGCAGTTCCGGAGCGAATGTTTACACCGCTATTGCCATGTACAAAGAGCGCTGCTGGCATATTTGTGTATTTCTTTTTTGCTTTTAAATATCTTGCGCACGCGCCATCCAACTGATTATGTATGTTATCCTTTGCAATATCAATTCCAAAGACGAATTTTAATTTCGCATAAATCCATTTCGATAAATCGCCTGCCTTTCCAACCGCATAATCGATAAGCGTATCATCACGGTTTGACACGGACGAGATTAACTTCGATTTTACGTACAAATTGTGAAAGTTACGAAGCGCCTGTGTAGTCGTTTCGTCTGTGGTTTTGCTATAATAAACTTCGTCAACTCGCTCTGGGATATTTTGTCCGGTACTGATCATTTCTTCGGTTATGGGATTATGTATAGAATGCCAGTTGTTATTTGCAACATGGTAAGCGTTTCCGTAATTTTTCTTTATTCCCGATAATAATTCGGCAGTTTTATCATAACGAACACGCAAAGGAACCCACCGCCAACCATCTTGATTTGTAATGACATACTTGAATTCGACAATCATGTTTTCTTCGAAATACTCCCCTTCTTCGGTTTGCATCAAAAACCGCCCGTCTACATCTTGCAACATCATATTACACAAATGCGCGTTTTTATCGTATGGATCGGTTGGGTAAAACGGAACGGGTTTGTACTCGTTTTCGTCATCGATGGTGCCATCATTTTTCGCATCACTTTCATCCAACATTGTTTGACATGGGTTTAAAAACCCGTGCATACGCTCACTGAAACCGCATCTTAACACCAATGTTTTGAATTGAGATACCGATTGAACGCCCTGTAAATTCTTTCCGTCCTGAAAGATATGACTGATTTCGTCTTTCCCCATTTTGTTCTTTTTAATGGTAACCAAGAAATCTATGGTATTGAATTCCGCGGGCTTCCATTTAAATGAATGGTCCCATGTCGATTTCGTCTTAGGACCCGGCTTTCCACCAACGGATGCACCACCAACCGCAAACTTGGCCGGCGTGAAAATCAACCCATCCGTATTGTATTCAAAAATGCCATCGCGCGTATTCGACAATATTTTCGAACAACCATCAAATATAGTGTTTTTCTCCGTATCATAATAGAATGCTTTGCAATGGACACGGAAATCACACGGGTTGCTATTCTTGCATGGTTTTACTTCACCTGAGCCAGGGTCGTCCAATATTGAAACTGGATTCAATAAATCCACAAATTTGTGTAACAATGGCAGTCTGGCTTCTAGTTCCTTCTTTTCTTCCGTTGCTACAGGTAAGAATGGATACTCCCGAACCGATTTTTCATGGATATAATATACATCGAATGCCGCATACAGATTAATAAATTTACCGTGTTTGTCGTATTTGATATGTTCACCATCCAGCAAACTATTGAACAATGTTTTTTCGGTGGTCTTCGTGCCAGTAAACATCACATTCATATTCGTGTCAATCAAGTATATACGTCCATCGCCGTGAATATACAAGAGCGTTCGATCGCCATCCGCCTTGTCCGTCACTGTATAATTGTTGCGAATGTTGGGGGTAAGCATATTTGAGTTGGTATTATCAACCACATTTTCTAACTGTAGAGTGAACGAACCGGGGCCAATAAAATTCGATGACGTGATTCGCCGCTTATTGTCGGTGGGA